ACTAAATTCGTGCAAAGTAATTTGACGTTTGGGGGGTTAGTCCATATGATACCCGATATTACCTAACTTATTAAAAAAAGCGAAAAAAAATGAATCGAAAACCTCCAGAGCTTCACGTGGTTGACGGTACAACGTCTCGTCGAAACAATCACATGCTTTTGCCTGACAATTTAAAAAAGAGAATTCCCAAGGCTGAATGGGTGGATAACCCTGATGCGTGGGACAAGAGTAAATTCATTGAGGAGACGGCAGAATTTTTGTATGAAGTCTATGGAATCGGAAACGACCAAGACAAACATACTTTGGCTATGCTGGCAGATCATATTGAGACGTACGTGCAATGCACGAAGGGAATTAAGAAGCGAGGAATTATTACCAGCTTTAACAATGGTCAGACGATTGGTCCAAATCCATTTTTGTCGGTGCGTAACAAGACCATGACTTTAATTATTCAGCTTATGAATGAGCTAGGGCTAACTCCAAGAAGTCGGTTATCTTCTGGGAAGACTGAGGAAAATTCGCCCGTGGCTCAATTCCTTAAAGGACCGCTGGCTCAATGAATATAGAAAGTGGGATAACGTATGCGCATGCCGTGGCTAAGGGTGAGATTAACGTCTGCAATGATGTTCGGTTAGCGTGTCAGAGATTTTTAAATCAGCTAGAAAATAAAGAATGGGAATATGTATTCGATGAGCGGTTTCCGGCTCACGTGTTGCAGTTTGCTGGAACGCTGAGTCATACAAAGGGTCCGCAAGCTGGAGATGCAATCCAGCTCGAGCCGTTTCAGATTTTGCTTATTTGTGCCGTTTATGGGTTTAGGAGCAAAAAGGATTTGACCAAAAGAATGGTCACGGATGTGATTTTGTTCATTCCTAGAAAAGCCGGCAAATCGACTTTAACTGCCGTAATTGCTTTGTACGAGCTTATTTTCGGAGATACGGGACCAGAGGTTTTTACTCTGGCGACCAGCAGAGAGCAAGCGACAATTGTTTTTGATGCTTCAAAGGGTTTTATTGAAGCTATGCCAAAAGACTTGGCTAATCTTTTTAATCCTTCTAAGTACATGATCGGTAAGCGTGGAGACTCGCAATCGATGTTTAAGGCTTTGAGTAGGGATACTAAAAAGACGGGTGACGGTAAAAATCCAAGTTGTGTAATTGTGGACGAGGCGGCTCAGATTGTGGATCGTAATTCGATTGAGGTGCTTCACTCTGGTATGGTTGCTAGGCAGAATCCTTTAAAGGTTTATATTACAACTGCGTCATTTACAAAGGATACAAAGTTTTACGAAGATTTTTCGATGTATCAGTCAATGCTTAGGGGAGAAGCTACGGACAATCCAAGATGGTTCGGTTTGCTTTATGGGCTGGATTTGGGGGATGATTGGCGAGAGCCGACGAGCTGGAAAAAGGCTAACCCGATGCACGGAATATCGGTTTTCGATGAAGCGATTGCACAAAGGGCAGAGGAAGCAAAACACAAACCTGCGGTGCTCAATGAGTTTTTATGCAAAACCTTGAATGTCTGGGTTTCTGCAAATGCGGCTTGGCTGGATAGGCAATATTGGGACGATCCTGCGTGTCATATTATTGTTCCTAGAAAAGACCCAGAAGCAGTATTCATGGGGTTTGACTTGGCGGCAACCCGAGATTTGAATTCAGTTTGTACTTTGAGAAGGTATGGGGAGACTGACTACGAAGCGGAATGGCAATTTTTTCTACCCGAAGAAGGATTGAATTTCATTCCAAAGCATTATTTAGACATTTTTAAAGTGGCTATTGACTCTGGCATCTTAAAATTGACTCAGGGTAATGTGATGGATGATAGAGAAATCAGCGAATATATTATTAATCAGCAAGCTAAAAAATACGATATTAAGGAAATTGGATACGATGCGTATAACGCCGCATCTTTAGTGGCTCGTTTGCATGATGCTGGTATGCCGGTTAAAAAGGTCGGTCAAGGTATGGCGGTGCTGAATAATCCTAGTAAATTCATTGAAAAAATGATTATGAATAAGAATATTAAACATGACGGCAATCCGTTTTTAGGATGGCAACTGGGTAATTGCGAATGCTATACGGACGTTAATGGAAATATTAAGGTTAGAAAAAATGAAGCTGATAAAGCGGCTAAGGTGGACGGTATCATTTCGATGATTATTGCGGCTCATTGCAGTCTGGATAACCCCTATGTATCAAATTCATTTGGATTTAGAACATTTTAATGATACCATGTTAGAAAAATGGGGGTAAAAAATGGCAATCTTTGATATTTTTAAGCGGAAAAATACGAAAGAAAGTAACACTTTATTCGGGCAAACACAGCTTGGTAATCAGATTGTCAGGCAGACTCCGAAGACTCAACAAGGTTCAAACTTTCAATTATTGTATGTCACGACTTCGAGCACAACTAATGCTGGAAGAATCGTTGATATGTCGGTTTTGTCGAGAAATTCGACAATTATGTCTTGCGTTGGTGTGATTGCTAGGGCTTTGGCGCAATGTTCTGTGTCAATTATGTATAAGCTGGACGATGGTACGTTTGAGGATGTATTGCAGTCTAGTAATGCTGGCGTTAGGGATAAAGCAAAAGCCAAACAAATTTTGAATTTACTTCAAGAGCCGAATAATTTCCAAAATCAATATGAGTTTTGGTATCAATGGGCGATGTGGCACGAGCTGGCTGGTGAGACTTTTACTTTACTGTTTAGAAAAGATCAGCAGGATTCAATGCAAACTCCAATCGAGATGTATAACCTCGATGCAACTTTGATTACTGTTCAAATGACGGAATTACGTTATCCGATGTATCGGTTATCAACTCCTAGTTATGGATTTAATAAAGACGAGCCGTTGCTGGCTCATCAAGTTATTCACGTAACTGAGGCACCGTGGCAAGGTTCGGCTGGTTTTAACAAGGGTATTTTGGCAACCGAGCTGGTGGGGCTGGATACTGATATCGACCTGTACGCAAATTACATTATGCAAAATGGCGCAAAGCCAAGCGGTATGTTTATGACGGATCAGGTAATTCCGGATGCAAAATTTAAGGAAATTGCGGCAAGGCTAAAAGAAGCGTGGTCATCTATGACTGGCTCACGTCCTACGGATCAATCAAAGCCGGGACAATCTATTATGCTCGATCAGGGTATGAAGTACGAGGCTTTAAAACCTTTGACCTTGCAGGATGCTGATTGCGCTAAATTAAAAGATCAAACTACAAAGCGTATTTGTGCATTATTCGGAGTACCGGCTCAAATGTTGGGGCTGGAGACTGGTAAATTTAATAATACGCAGACTTTATTGGATGAGTTCTACAAGACCAAAATGTACCCGATGGTCATTAATATTGAGCAAAAATTCAAGCAAAGTTTATTACGTGGATACCCTAACCTTTATATTCGGTTCGATACAAAAGACTTTTTGAAGGGTGCGGCTCTCGATCAAATGAATTTTGTCACGGCTGGCGTATCTGCTGGTATTTTTACGCCTAACGAAGCAAGGGAATATTTGAATATGCAAAAGGTCGAAGGCGGTGATGATTTACCTGCTATTGATCCAATGGGGATTTCAAAAACCAATGTTCCTATTGGTGGTAAAGGTGCAAAAATCGATCCTATTGCTGGATCAAGTCCGCAAGATACGGGAGGCGGTGGAGGTAATCAAACTCGAAAGATGAATATCGGAAAAACGTAATATGTCAGTAAAACACAAAATAATACGGGTTCTCACTTCACAAATCAAAACGAGTGGTGTTACACTACCGCAAATTGATAGAAAAAACCCTACAATACAAGACATTAATTTATCTATACATAATGGGGTGATCAATGAAACAAATGAATCTGATCTGCGAGGCGAAGTTAAGCCTAAACGAAAAGGCAGACCCAAAAAACAGCGAACCTAGTGGCAAGATTTCTGCACGGGTTACGACTTGGGGGCCAAGAGAAGGCGAAGACGGGCGTAAGTTTAACTATCAGCCCGAGGGTTTCATGGATTGGGCTAATGAGTTTTCTAGTGCTGGCAAACCATTGCCAATGTTCTTAAATCATAACGACATGGGGATGCCAGTCGGTGAATGGAACGAATTCAATTTTGATAAAACAGGTATGACGGCAGAAGGTCGTTTATATCTAAGTACGGTCGGTGGATCAGATTTATATAATGTATTAAAAGAATCTCCTAACCTTTTCGGTGGCGTGTCCGTTGGTGCTTATGCTGACGAAGCGCAATATGTAGATTCAACTGGTGAAGCATTCCCAATGGGTCCAGATGGTTGGCCAGATATTGATTCAGATGATGAAGCATATTTCCAAATCACTAAAGGTGGATTGCGTGAGGTGTCAGTCGTGATGTACCCAAATAATCCTGCGGCTGAAGTTATGCAATTGGAATATTTTGATTCTGAGGGTAAGTTAAACCCTCGATTGATTGAAAAAGCCTTGCGTGAGGCGGGCTTTTCAAGGAAGGATGCGACCACCGCATCTTTGGTTTTCCGCAAAGTTTTGGAATCGCGTGATGCGCCAAAAAACAAAGTGGAAGAAACGCCAAATCAAGGTGAGCTTGATGCGGTGGTAAACGAGGCCGATGCGATTCTGATTGCTTTAGAGCAAAGGGAATTGCTGAAAGCATTATCAAAGCGTCTTATTAAGGATTAAATCATGTCAGTAGAAAAAATTCTGGAAAAAGTTGATGCGATTGAAGTTGCAAACGCAACCAAAATCGAAGAAGCAAAGACCGAGACTTTAGCTAAAGTTGAGGAAGTTAAGAACGAAACCGTTGAGAAAATTGCGGCTCTAGAAGCTAAGATTTCACAAATCAGCGTTCCTTCATTCATCAAGCCCGAGAAAACCGTGCGTGGTGATGTTAACAAAATGGTTAGAGAGCAACTCTCTAAATTTGTTAAAAAAGGAAAGTCTCTTGAGAAAGAGATTAAGATGTTCGAGAGCGATGAGCAATACCAAGCATATTTGAACGAGAGTTCAGCTTTGACTGGTGGCGGTGCTGGCGTTGGTGGTCGTACTGCTTACGATCCCGTGTTTCACAAGTTGCGTCTGTTAAACCCAATGCGTGGTTTGTCTAGAAACGTAACTACGGAAGGCGCTACATATCAGTTCCGTGCCAAAACTGGTAACGCTGGCGCTACGTGGGGCTATGCCGTTCAAAATAACGGTTCACCCACAACTGAAAACACGAACATTTGGCAATTGACTTTGCAAGATTTGAACACTCAATTCCCAATCCGTACTGCGGCTTTGGATGATATTGATGGTTTAGAGGCAAACGTAGTTGACGATATGTTGATGGAGTTTTCACAAGTTGAAGGCCAGTCAATGATTCAAAATAACGACCAGACAGATACACCTAATACTTACGGTGGTACAAATGGTTTGCGTGGTTTGAATCAGTATGCTGGAGCTAATGCAAGTTATACCGGTGGAACAATCACGACTGCGGCTTTCGGCTCGTCAGGTACTGGTTCTACATCTGGCTTGGCTTCACTTGCTACGTACGACCAGTTGACAACTAACGGTGCTGGTGTTGGTGCGGCTAACGTGACTTATCAAGATATCGTTGAATTCATTCACTTGTTGCCACAAGAATACTGGACTCCAACTGCAAAGTTCATGATTAATCCATTGTTCTTGGCTCAAATTCGTGGTTTGAAAGATGCTAACGGAACACCAATTTTCGAGCGTATGGCTCCAATGGTGTACGAGGGTATCGTTGGTCAGATCATGGGCTTTGACGTTGTGGTTAACAAGTACATGGATAGTCCTGATAGTTCGACTTCGACTCCGGGTACTACATCTTTGTTCCCAATGTACTTCGGTGACTGGCAACGTGGTCACACAATCGTGGATCGTTTGAATATGGTTCTACGTCGCTACGATCAAACATTGCCAGGTTACATCACTTTCTATGGTGAGAAACGTTTGGCTACATCTGTAATGGATCCATTCTCCATTATTCGCTATCGCTCGACGGCTACAGCGACCTAAATGAAACTGGGGGGGAAGAAATTCCCTCCCGTTTTCTTTAACTTTTGACTTGGAAAAAAATTCATGAACATCATCCTTGAAGCAATCAGAAAGTCTCTTAAAAAAGACGAGAAAGTAACAGTTAATATTAACGAATCATCAGCATTAACTGGCTCAGGGTCGGGTGTTGGTGGACGTGTAATTTACGATGATGCTTTTGCGGCTTTACGTTATGCGAATCCTATTCGTATGGCTGGAGCGAGAACAATTTCTACGATTGGATCGGATCAGGCTTTCGTTGTGAAAACTGGTAACGTGACCAATCCAACTAACCCTTGGGGATACTCTTTTACTGCTAACTTAGGCACTCCTAATACTGCAACTTCATTTTGGCAGTTGGCGGTGCAAGCGGTGGTTGCTCAAGTACCTGTGCGTACGGCTATTTTGAGTGATGTAAATAATTTAAATGAAACGCTTTTATCGGACGTCGCTTTAGAGTTTGCGCAACAAGAAGCGTTGTCTATGATGTTTAATAACGATCAATCTGGATCAAGCACAACTACGTATGGTGGTGTTTATGGATTGCGTGGATTGAATAGTTATACAAGTGGATCAAGTGCGGCTTTTGGCTCTAATGGTCCAGCTTTGACTAATGGAATTCATACGGTATTAACAAATTCATCTGCTACTGGTGGAACAATTGTTTATAACGACGTGGTTGGTTTGTATCAGGCTTTACCTCCTCAATATTACAATTTACCTTCTACTGCTTGGATGATGCACCCAAATACGATTGCTTATTTGCGTGAATTAAAAGATTCAAACGGATTGCCTTTGTTTTTAGACATTGGTGAAAAAGAAGGTTATTCTGTGGGTAACATTTTTGGTCATGCGGTTATTCCTAATCCCTACATGGATCAAATCGGTTCTGGAAAATTGCCAATTTACTTGGCGGCTTGGGAAAGATTCGTAACTATTGCGGATAATGAATTAATGTCATTCCAATGGTTTGAGCAATCGACTCCGGGCTTTATGACATTGTTCGCTGAAAAGCGAGTATGTTCTACGATTCGTGACGTGTTCGGTGGTGTGCGTTTATCGACTTAAAGGTTAAAAATGGCATTAGATAGCTACACGAATGGTCCGTATTTAGGTACGACCCGTAACCCGTTCTCGTATGAGAAAGTGGAGCAGGTCGATCGTGATGTATCGACTGCATGGCTAACGCTGGACGAAATAACGAATCAACTGAATTTATTCGGTGATGAATCGCAAGATAGTTACTTGCTAGGGCTGGAGTTAGCGACTAGGATGACGATCGAGGATTTTCTCGGTATGTCTATTTTCCCGATTCAGTATCGTGTTTACTATGGCGCATGGAACGGAATGACGGGTACGCAGGTTAATTTAGATTTGCCTGAAGTTAGTCAAGGGTCACAGTACGGGGCTGGTGTTACGATTGACGAAGTAGCGTACTGGTCTAGTAGTACACCTCCGGTTTATACGGTGCTCGACCCGTCAATGTATTTTTACGATATGACTGGTAATAAGGTCATTTGTAATGGCATTCCGGATGAAGTAAATCAGGCAATGACTAATCCTATTGTCGTTTTATATACTACTGGGGCTAGTCCTTATGCGGCTTATCCTGTGATTAAGCAAGCGGCTTTAATGATTCTTACTCATTTATACAATAATCGTTCAAACACGTTTAATGGGACTTTGAAAGAAATTCCATACGGGGCGCAGACTTTGCTTAGACCGTACAAGCCTTTGGTGATGTAATGGCAATAGCACGGTACGAAAACATAACTGTAAATCGAGTAGCTAATGGCGTGGACGCTATTGGGCAACAGACTACGACTATTACTAAATGGTTTGACTCTCGTGCTCGGGTGCAGGATGTAAAAAACGCCGTTTCTATTAATAAAGACGATCGTATTTATTCGGATTTGGTTAGGTTGACTGTTAACTATACGCCTTGGATGAAGGAAATAGTCGATAATCAAAACCTGTACTCAATTTTTTGGCGCAATTTCGATTGGCGTATTACAGACGTGATGGAGTCTAACGACCGCATGAATGTGACGCTTCTTTGCTATAGAAACGATCCAACAACAACAGTATGACTATCCAACAAAGCATTCTTGATTATGCTCAGGCCATTCAAAATGGTTTGGCGTCTACTGTTTCGCCTGTGGCTGTGACGGCTAATTTCAATAGGAATTTTGCTACTACGCCTAAGTTCGTTACTTGGCAATTGCGGAATGTGCATCAACCCGTATATACTGGGCAGACACAATCTAACAAAGGTATTGATACCCCGACTTTTCAAACTACAGTTTTTGCGCAAGATCAGAATGATTGTTTTGGTATTGCAAATACGATTATTCAGGCATTGCACGGTTACTCTGGGCAATTCGGGGTAAAAGGGAGTTTTGCCGGCATATATGTTGCAAAAATGGACATTTCGATGCTATACAACACGTATGACGATACGGTAAAATTAAACCAGATAATATTAGATTGTCGAATGGACATTCCGTGTTGATAAAACAAAACAATATTTTTGTTCATTTTCTTTTGAAGGGTTAAATCATGGCATTACCAAATAAAGTGTTAGCAGGTTTTCAAGCGTCGCTCTGGTGTCAAACTGGTGCGACTCCTACTCCATTGACTCTCACACAATTGTCTACATGGACGGGCGAAGTGGCTGGTATCGTAGGTACTGTAGTTGGCGGTACTGGATCAAGTGGCGAGCAATTGCTAGTTGAATCTATTCCTAAGTTCGGTCAAGATGATGCAAGCGCAAACTTTGCGGTAGCTGGATCAAGACAATCGGACGTTATTCCTACACAGTCTAAGCCAACTTCAATGGTGATTACTGCGGCTTGGAATCCTAGCGATGCAGGATTGTTGTTGATGCGTGCAGACGCATATAACGGTACTATCGATCGTACTTTTGTTATTGCGGCTTCTGACGGCACTAACACAATCGCTTATGCGTTTACGGGTCGTGTGTCTGAGTTCGACATTGATATGGCTCCAAATGCTGAAGCTAAATGCACATTTAGTATTCACCCACGTGGCAATCAGTACGGCTGGTCTAATAATACATAAAATAATGACGATAATACAAAATAATAGTGACTTGCTAGGCTATTTGATAGCGCAATCCGATACTGGAAAAAAAGACTGGTTCGGATTTCCGCAACAAAAAATATTGACAATAAATCTGGCGTATGAGATCGCTCGCAATCATGCGGACACTCTTACGCCAGAGCAAGTCATTGATTACGTATTAGATTTAAACAATAATATTTTTAAACGGATCGTTATTCGGAGTCTGAATTAATGCCGTACATTAATGATGCAGGCACTAAAGGTGTCGACATTAAGATTCAATGGAACGGATTCAGGGAGTTCGAGGATTTACTTTCTGAGATAGAAGACGATTTCGGTGAGAAAGATGCAAAGAAGATTTTGCAAAACGCAATGCGTGATGCAATGAAACCTGCATTAGTGACGGCAAGAAATTTGTTAACAGAAAACGATAATATTAATACTGGGCAATTAATTAATTCGTTACATATTGAGGCTAGAAAACCTACGCCTAAAGATAAGCATTCAAAATACTCTAGTCCGACAATGATTATGATTGCGCGGTTAACTGTGGCTCCGGGACACAAGTTCGTACCAGATGATGATGGTCAAAAAAGGTTACTGAGTAAACAATTTAAAAACAAATTGACTGGAAAAAAAGAGCACATGCACTCGGATGCTAGGGCATGGGCTATTGAGTTCGGTACGGCTAGATGGAGAAAAGGCGAAGGGATGCCGTTTATTCGTCCTGCATTAGAAAGTAATGCGGTAAAGATAACGGATTCATTGGCTGATTCTTTAAAAAATGCTTTATTAAAATATAAATCTCGACACATGACAATAGGAAAATAAAACATGAATCAACTCGCAAATGCTTTTGGCTCTAAATTCATGGAGCATAAAGATGCTCTTAGAACAAGGACGTTTCAACTCGGTAAACATACTTTTAAGGTAAAAGTTCCGCTTACCGTGGAGATCGAAGCTATGTATGAACGGCTTAAAGAAGTCGATGAAACTATCGTGCAAAAGTATTATGAGGATTTGACTAAAGAGTTTCAGGATCGTGATAAATACAAAGATGATCCAGAAGTTAAATATCTTGAAAATGATATTTTGATAAAAGATAAGTCGTTAAGAGATACGGCTAAAAATAAGCTAATTACTGAAAATCGAATTACGGAGTTCGTGCGCTTGTTAGTGCCTGATAACAAAGATTTCGACATGAGTAAGGTGGCTTATAAAGATATTGAAGAATTATTCCCTTTTGCTATTCAGCTTGAATTGATCGAGCAGATAGCTAATTGCATCTCTCCTAACTATACGGCTAACAAGGGAAAATAGTCGGGTCAGTACGGAGACAAGTCAAGGCGTATTTAACTGCGCACGGTACTGACCCTGATTCTGTTGACGAAGGCGTTTTTATAGACATTTGCATTATGTATGCCGATGGTCTAATTGGGAATCGTGGCATTTTAGAAGTGCTAGGAACGCTGACGGCTGGACAGTTTAATAAAATGTTGCCAAGCGGAAAGGCTCCATATACACTAGGCGATATAATTCCACGAGCTTATGACTACATAAACCCTCCGCTAAGTGAGGAAGAAAAAAAAGAGCTTGTAAGCCAACGGTTATTAGCATTTGCGTTTATAAATCCGGACGCTCCAACACATTTTTTCGAGGGTAAGTAATGGCACAAATAATCGCTGGCTTAGGTGCTCAACTCGGTTTAGATACTACGGAATTCAAAAAAGGAATTTCGGAAGCTAAAAAATCTCTAAAAGAATTAGCAGAATATTTGCCTGAAGCATTGTCGGTGGCGGCTTTTGTAGAAATGACTCATGCCGCAATGGAGTTTTCAAATAAGATTGTTGAGACTGCAAAAGCTAACGATGTGGCTACGGCTTCAGTTTTAGAGTTGTCTAAGGCTTTGGAGGAAAACGGAGGTCATGCAGATGATACAAGTCGTGTCTATTCTGGATTTACTGCAAAGCTAGAGTCGGCTATTCAGGGTAATGCAAGGGCGCAAGATTCTTTTGCAAGGTTAGGAATAACACTTAATGATTTGCGTCATTTGTCGGAGCAAGATTTATTTGAGAAAACTATTAATTCGCTCGGAAACATGAAAGATGCGGCAGAGCGTAATGGGTTGGCTTTCCAAACTTTGGGTAAATCTATAAAAGGTGTCGATCTTACTGGTTTAGCAAAAACCATGGAAGAAAATAAAGGCACGATGGACAAGTATGCTGGTGCAGTAGAGCAGGCTCATGAGTTGAGCTTGAAGCTGGACGCTACAAGTAAAAATCTAACGCTGAATTTTACAAATGCTTTTATACCTACGTTAAATGCGTTGTACGACATATTTACAAAAAATACTGGGATGATGGAAAAGTTCTTTAACTTTTTAAAGACCGGTGCTCAAATTATTGGGGATTTTGTAAGTGCTTCATTAACTGCGCTTGAGCATTTTTGGAGTATTACAAAACTGTTAGCAAAAGATTTATATGCGTTATTCGACTATCGGAGTTATACGCAAGGGACTTTCTTCAAGCAGTTAACTGATAATTTAAACGACTTTACGTCTGAATGGTCTAAAGATTCGGATACGTATGTTGCGTCACTTCAAAAAATTGATGAAGCAAATAAAAGAGTAGGGACTAAGGGTCCAAATGGTGATGCGGAAAGAACAGTCGTAAATAGCTATGCAAAACAATTGTTAATGGCTGAGCAGTTGTCGGCTACGTATGAGGATCAATCAAGGTTAGCGTACGAAGAATTAAAGCAAAAAATGGCTGGTACTGAGCAAACTAAAAAAGAAAAAGAAGTTCAGGACGCTGTTAACAAAGTGCTAAATGAACGAGATAAAGTTATAGATAGCATTAACAAAAAAATTGCTGAAACTGATCCTACGGCTAGGGGTGGGGCAGAGTTAATTGCTACGTATAAAAAACAACAAGATCAAATCATGTTAACTGCAAAAATGCAGGAAAAGATGACAAAGGAATTCGTGCAAGATACTCAAATCGCACAAGAAAAATTCGGATTTGGTTGGACTCAGGCTTTTAATCAATATCAAGAAAATGCGATGACTGCGGCAGATGCTGGTAGAAATTCGTTCAATCTTGTTATGAATTCGATGACTTCTGCGCTAGAGAATTTTTCTAAGACTGGTAAATTAAATTTTGCAGATTTGGTGCGTAACATTGTTTTGGGATTGATTCAGATTCAGATTCAAATGCAAGCAATGAAGGCGGCTAATGCGTTCTCAAATTTCTTTGGATTGGGTAGTTTATTTAAAACAAGTAGTGGTCCAGCTCCGGTCGAGACTGCCGTTCCTACATTAGTCGGTACTGCTAGTGCTGGAGGTGGTGATTTAAGTGCAGGTCAGGCTTCAGTTGTAGGTGAGAATGGTCCAGAAATAATCGTACCACGTGGTGCGTCTACTGTTATACCAAATCATATGACTGGCTCTATGGGCGGTACAAATCAAACCATTAACAATTACAACATTCAAGCAATTGATACAAAATCATTCGAGGAAAGAATCTACGGAAGTTCGGGAGCAGTTTGGGCGGCTAATCAATATGCGACCAAGAACATTGCAACCACAAGGAGTAGAACATAATGGCTGGTTTTCAAGATATATTAAATATTCAGACAAGTATGTCGGTTAATAACCGAAGAACGGTAGGACAACAAGTTACTAGATCAGGTCAAATTTCTGTGGCTCAGTATTTAACGTCTGTGCCTTGGGTGTTTACTGTGGTTCCAAATAATTATTTGTACTATCCACAAGTCAGAAATATTATTCAGGCTATCGACAATTTAGATAGACAGTTGCCAGATTACATAACTTTTAATACTGCGCAACTTTCGTGGTTTACTGCTATGCAAGGAACGGCTACGACTGCGAGCTTGAATGGGACTCCTACGCCTAATAGTCAAACTATAAATATAACTTCAGATGGAACGTTTAAAGCTGGAGACTTTATTTCAATTAACGGGTACGTTTATAAAGTTACTGCGGATTCATCTGGATCGGTTGTAAATATAAATAGACCGTTGATCGGTTCACCTTCATCGTCTGCGCCTGTGGTTATTGGTAATGCTTGTTCGTTCTATGTGGTGGCTGAACAATGCCCTACGTACAAACTTAATCCAATGACAAGCGGTGCGTTTGTTGAGTGGTCGGGTCCATTTGTTTTTAGAGAATACATTACGGGTTAAATATGAGCACAGCAATAGCGGCTTTAAATTCTAGTCAAATCAGGTATGCTGAATTTATTCAGATGGTGGTAACTACTAATGCAGGATTTTTCTTAGTCGGTGAGTCGTACGTAATTTATCAAGTAGGTACTACTGATTTTACGGCAGTTGGTGCATCTTCTAATACTGTGGGAGTTACGTTTACGGCTACGGGGGCTGGCTCTGGTACTGGTAAAGCGCAACAGACTTTTACTTTTTGCAATGCGGCTTCAAATATAACTGTTAATGGAATTACGTTCTACGGAATGGGTCAATATTTGGGTGTAACTGACGTTCAACAGGATATAAAAGCTAGTAGTGTCGATTTGAAATTTAGTATTTCTGGGCTCGATCCAGCTATCGTATTTACTGTTTTAGCGGCTAATATTAAAGGTAGTCCGGTAAAGCTATGGCGTGGGTTTTTAGATAGTAATAATCAAATCGAGACTATTGGGGGAGTGCAACAATTCTTCCAAAGGTATCAGGGTATCGTTAATAACATTTCTGTTAATGAAGTATTCGACGAAACAAAAAGAAGTAGGACGGTTACGTGTGTAATCTCCTCCGCTTCAATGCGTTTGATTTTGGATAGTCGTATAGCTGGAATTAAAACTAATCCTACAAGTTGGCGGTTTTTATATCCTACAGATTCAAGTATGGATAGAGTTCCGGTTATTGCTTCAACGTACTTTAACTTTGGATCAAAACCAACGGACGGAAGTGCTTCAAAAGTGATTGGGTCAACACAACAAAATCCAGTTAAAAATTGGATTATTAGTTGATTAAAACGAGATAAAAAATGGCATTCTTAAATTTATCAAACCTTTCTCTTAGTAGTATTTTTGAGGCAACGGCTTTTGCGGCAGTTGCTTTTTTTGCTCCTGAGCTTGGCATACCGGCTTGGGGTGCTCAGATGGCGGCTACGTTCGCTATTTCTATTGTGGCGTCAAGGGTGTTCGCTCCTAATGTTCCACAGACTCAACAAAATAATATACGGCAACAAGTTCCTCCTGATCCTACGGCTGGAATTCCTTTAGTGTATGGTGATGCGTATACGGGTGCACGATTCGTTGATGCGGTGTTGACGACAGATCAACAATCAATGTTCTATGTAATGGTAATTTCAAATATCAGTCCAAATGGACAGTTTATTTTTAATTTACCTACGGCTGGTAATCCAACGCAGTTTTATTATCAGGATCAAATTATCACGTTTGATGCAACGGACAATACAAAAGTTATAAGCCTTACCGATGGCGCTGGCAATGTCGATACTTCTATTAGTGGACATTTATACATTAATTTGTATACGTCTTCACAGACTGGGACTATCACGCCTGTAAATAGTTCAAGTCAACCATCAGCGGTAATGAGTACGGCTAATGGGTGCCCGTCTGGTCAAGAATGGGTAAGTAGTGGTCGGCAAATGAACGGCTTGGCTTTTGCTATTGTTCGACTGGTGTATAACAACAATTCGGCTGGAACAACTTCACTTCAACCAATTACTTTTTACGTAAGTCATTACCTAAATGGTGCAGGTGCGGCTAAGTGCGGAGACGTATGGTACGACTATCTTACAAATACGGTTTATGGTGGTGCGGTCGATCCTGCTTATGTAGATTCATCTTCAGCTACTGCTCTTAATACTTATTCAGAGCAATTGATTGGATATACGCCTTCAGGTGGAGGAGCTACACAATATCAGGCTAGGTATAGATTTAATGGAGTGCTGGATACTGGACAGACTGTTTTATCAAATATTGATTTGATGATGACGTGTTGCGATTCGTGGCAATCGTATCAAGTTACAAATGGTAAGTGGGCGGTTACTATCAATCAGGCAATTTCGCCTTCTTTTGATTTTAACGATAACAATATCATTGGAAATATTACTACGAGCGAGCTGGATATCACACAGATGATTAACCAGATTGAAGCAAAGTTTAATGATTCTACTAATCGAGATCAAGCTGGATATGTAGAGTTGCAGACTCCTTCTAATTTGCTTTATCAAAACGAACCGGTTAATAAATTTACAGTTTCGTATGATTTAACAAACAATAGTGTTACGGCTCAATATTTGGCAAATAGAACGCTAGAACAAGCACGTGAGGATTTAATTGTAAGTTTCTCTACAAATTACACAGGAATTCAAGTTAATGCTGGAGATGTAGTAACAGTTACAAATTCATACTACGGATGGAGTTCCAAGCAGTTTAGAGTAATGCAGGTTAAAGAGTCTTCAATGCCAGATGGTACTTTGGGAGCTTCGGTACAGTTGATTGAGTACAACTCTGCGGTATACGGTACTGGATCAATTACGCAATACGTACCTGCTCCTAATAGTGGTATCGCTTCTCCTAATTTCTTTTCAGCTTTAAGTGCTCCTACTGCAACTGGTTATCCTGCGGCAACAATTCCTCATATTGATGTGTCGGTAAATATTCCTACTGTTGGAAGGGTAACTACTGGGACTTTGTTTTATACAACATCGGCTACTCCTTCAAGTGGTGATTGGCAAACTTTAATTACGGTTAAATCATCTAACAATCAACCTATTACAAATGGCAGTACTTTTGTTTTTGCAGATAACGTATTACCTGCTGGCACTTATTATTTTGCTTTTACTGTAGGAAGTGAAGTTAATAATTCTACGCTTAGCCCAAAAAGCGGTGCTTTTGTATGGGCACCGACTGGACTTTCTGGAGCAAGCGGTTATTCTGGAGCAAGTGGTAGTAGCGGTTATTCAGGTCAAAGCGGATATTCAGGCACGGGTTCTACTGGTGCTACTGGACCAAGATCGGCTACTGGAGAGCTTTATTATGCAACGTCACAATCAACTGCACCTGCCGCACCTACGGCTAGCGGATATAACTTTTCTACTGGATCGTTTTCAAGTTTAACATCTGGGTGGTCAACTACGTTTACTGCTCCAACGGCTACGTATACAACGCAGTTTTGGGCGGCTAGATATTATGTAATCGAATCTACGTATGGTGGATCACAAACAATAACGATCAGTACTGTCTATAACTGGACTAACTTTAACGGGTTAGTATCTTTTACTAATTTAGCAACTTCTACTGGTACTACGTTTATTGATGGCGGAAATATTGACACCAACACAATCACAGTTAATTCTTTGAAATCCAATTCAAGTGGAACATTCAATAGTTATGTTACCTTTGGTTTGGGTGTAGGTAGTTCAATCGGAGGTTATCAGGCTGGTGGTGCTTTTGTATCGGCTAATATTGGTTATTATGGATTATTAGTAGCTAATACTAATGCAGGAAATGCTTTCGGTGCTGGTACAACTGATACAAGTGGAAATGCGGCGGCAGTTTTTGGTGTTGGTGGTGGTAATAGTACATTCACCACTTATAGAAATTTAGGGCTTTTAGGTGCTGGAAATGGTGGAGGTCAATTCCAAACTAATGGAGCTAGCAATTTACAGTCTGGAACATCTGCGGATATTAGACTTGCATATTACAACGGTGGGACTTCTTATGCGTATTACATTTATTCGGGTGCGGCTTATCCGTTTACTGGTGCTCACGATGCAATGCAATTATTGACTGAAACCGAACCCCAAATTGGGGATTTAATGGTAGATGTGCAAGTGTTGGCGGCTAATACTGTAAACGATACGATTACACAAATGTCAATGAGCAGTAAAGCTAATCAAGCAGGAGTGATTGGGGTTTATACAGGTACGACTGGAGTAGGTTTTGTACCTGCGGCAATGGCTGAATATACAATGGCTGAAGATGGGACTATGACTAAAGTTCAATTAAAACCAGCGTATGCCAATATTTACGATACGTATAGGTGTATTGGGGTTAATGCCTTGGGTGAAGGTCAAATGAACGTGTGCGGTCAAAATGGCAATATAAATATCGGTGATTTTATTGTTGCATCTGATATGGTGGGCAAAGGGATGAAACAATCCGATGATGTATTTCATTCTTACACGGTGGCAAAGTCAAGGGAAAATGTTATGTTTTCTTCGCCTAGTGAAGTTAAAATGATTGCGTGCATTTATATGGGCGGTTAAAATAATAAAAAACAACATAAAATATTCGTACTCAGGCCAGTAGGTCGGGAGCGTCAAAACCTAGTAAGGGAAATTTTATGGCAGTCTTTAATAAGAATTCGCTCGCCCAGATTTCGGGCTTTAATAATCAGATTCTTTCTGGTGAGTTGGTGTATCAGCAAAAAGAGTTTTGGAATATTCAACTCGAAAATGATACAGGGTTTTTACCTACAACTGGGGCTACGATTGACGCTCAGATTATTCGTAGGCTTTTGTCAAATGTAATGGATACTCGCAACGGGTTGACTTTTGACATAGCAGACTACACTCCTACGCCTTCTCCAATATCTCTGACAATCACAAATCGCAACGATGCGACTGGATTTTTTACACTTTTGATGGACGAAAGTGCTTGGGGGACAATGGCAAGCGATCCTGATTTGGAAATTAATAACGTCAATGGTGCTGGATTTTCTGGAAGAATTAAAATCAGTTTTCCTGCTAATGGGACTACGCCAGCTCAAGATATCATCATCTTTTTGTTCTTTATTGTCCGTTCTGACGGCATTGTCGTGGAGTGATCATGGGAATAAAAGTAAACGTAATCAATGAAAATAACGTCATTGTTAAAGTCGATCCTCCTGCAAATCAAATTGTAAAAGTAGACAAGTCTAGCTTTGGAGTTAGCGGATTTTCAGGAGCAAGCGGATATTCTGGATACTCAGGTTATTCAGGTTCGGGCGTAAGTGGATGGAGTGGCTATAGCGGTTATTCTGGTCAATCTGGTGCTGGTTATAGCGGATATAGCGGCTATAGCGGATATTCAGGCATTTCGGGATTTTCAGGCATTTCGGGATTTTCTGGAAGTGGCATTTCGGGATACTCTGGTTATTCGGGATTTTCTGGCTCAGGAACAAGCGGATACTCTGGATTTAGTGGCATTTCTGGAGCTACGGGCGCACAAGGTTTGTCGGGATTTTCAGGAATAAGCGGGTACTCCGGTGTCGGTATTAGCGGTACGTCTGGGTATTCAGGTTTCAGCGGATACTCTGGTAGTGGTTTAAGCGGATACTCTGGATTTTCAGGGATTAGCGGATTTTCAGGAGCAACAGGAGCACAAGGGACTTCAGGTTATAGCGGATATAGCGGTATTTCTGGAGCAACTGGAGGACAAGGTGCATCGGGTTTTAGCGGTCAATCTGGCTTTAGCGGATATAGTGGTTCAGGCATTTCGGGTTATTCTGGGTTTTCAGGATATTCGGGTCAACAAGGGACTTCTATAAATATTAAAGGTACGGTGGCTACTCCAGCTAATTTGCCTGCAACTGGTAATAATCCTAATGATGCGTACATTGTCGCTTCTAATGGCGATTTGTATGTGTGGGAGTCTTCAGCTTGGGTAAATGTTGGTCAAATCGTTGGACCATCTGGCGCTAGTGGAATTTCTGGATTTAGCGGTTATTCTGGCATAAGTGGCTATAGTGGTTTTAGCGGTTCAGGCATTTCTGGCTATAGCGGTTATTCTGGCTCTGGCGTTAGTGGCTATTCAGGTTACTCGGGTTATTCGGGTAGCGGTGTAAGTGGCTATTCCGGTTTTTCTGGCACTAGCGGATTTTCTGGATTTAGTGGTTCTGGCGTTTCTGGATATAGTGGATTTTCTGGCATTAGCGGTTACTCTGGTTATTCTGGAAGTGGCGTAAGTGGGTATAGCGGATTTAGCGGATTCTCAGGTGCTGTTGGAATTTCAGGATATAGTGGATTTAGCGGTTACTCTGGTTCAGGTGTTAGCGGTTATAGCGGATTTTCAGGGATAAGTGGCTATAGCGGTGCGGTTGGTCAGTCGGGTATATCTGGGTATAGCGGTTTTAGCGGAAGCGGTATATCAGGATATTCAGGCATTAGTGGATATTCTGGATTGGGTTATTCTGGGTTAACTGCTACAGGCTCCAATTCAATTGGACTTGGTAGCAAATCATTTACAACCAATTTAGATGCAAGTGTGACCGCATTTGCAGTTGGCCAATATGTCAGGGTATATGCCACATCAGTCCCAAGCCAATACATGGAAGGATTGATTACATCATATTCGGGCACTTCATTGACTGTAAACGTGACATATGTAAATGGTGGTGCATCATTTAGCAATTGGACTGTTTCACTTTCTGGAGCAGTTGGTACGTCAGGTTATAGCGGTTATTCTGGCATTTCTGGATACAGTGGATATTCAGGAACAAATGGAGCTACAGGCACATCAGGTTATTCTGGATATTCAGGAACAAATGGGTCTAATGGAGCGAGCGGTTATTCGGGATATTCTGGCTATAGCGGTTCAGGGGTAAGCGGATATTCAGGTTATAGCGGATATTCAGGTGCTGGTGTAGCGGCTGGATCAAACACGCAAGTCCAATACAACTCAAGCGGTTCGTTTGCTGGTTCTGCCAATTTCACGTTCAACGGTACTACGGTGACGATGGCGAACGATGCATCCATTCATGGATTGACTGTTGGATTGGGTGGGGGTTCTGTATCAACAAATACTGCGGTGGGTGCTAGTGCTTTGGCGGCAAATACAAGTGGACTTCAAAATGCCGCTGTAGGAAACTATGCGTTATACAGCAACACAAGCGGTGGTTATGGGTCTGCATTCGGTTATGGTGCATTGACACAAAACACCACAGGACAAATTAATTCGGCTTTCGGCAATGGAGCTTTAAATTTAAACACTACTGGCGGATATAACACCGCCATCGGTGGTTCAGCACTTTACAGCAACACCACAGCCTCCTACAACACTGCTGTTGGTTATCAGGCGGGGTATAGCAATACTGGTGGCCCATACCAAGCGTTTGTCGGTTATCAAGCGGGGTATAACAATACGACTGGGACTGAAAATACAGCCGTTGGATGGCTATCTTTACTGTATAACCAGACAGGCAACTATAACGTTGCAATCGGTGGCGAAGCGTTAAAAAATAACACTACAAATGGTAATACTGCGGTTGGTGTTGCCGTTCTTTTAAATAACACTACTGGTGGAAACAATACAGCAATCGGCGGCGCTGATGCTTCGTCCTTTTACAATACCCTTGCTCGCAATACATCAGGTTCTTACAACATTGCTGTAGGTGGTGGTGCTCTTAGCGCAAATACAACCGCATTGTACAATGTGGCAATGGGTTGGCAGGCTCTTGGTAACAACACCACAGCATCTAACAACACAGCAGTAGGATATCAATCAGGCTACTCTAACAGTACAGGCGCAAACATAACTGCACTTGGTTATCAGGCTTTGTATTCAAATACCGCATCAAACAATACTGCGGTTGGCTACTTAGCTATGAATAACAATAGCAGTGGTACTGATAACGTGGCTATGGGTACGTTGGTTATGAATTCCAACACAACAGGCTCAAGCAACGTAGCAATTGGTCGTCAAGCACTCCAAGCCAACAACTCAGATTCTGCAAATACAGCAGTTGGCTATCAAGCGCTTTATACAAACGCTAGTGGTGGTGGAAATAACACAGCTATGGGCTATCAAGCTGGTTTTTACAATACAAGTGGTGGGCCAAATACTTTTGTAGGAAATCAAGCTGGTTATAGAAATACAACTGGCTCACATAATGCCGCTTTTGGTGCAGGTGCATTAGATGGTAATGGAAATAGCACAACAGGAAGTTACAACACAGCATTGGGTGACCAAGCACTCCGCTCTAACACCACAGCATCTTATGTCACGGCAGTAGGATATCAAGCTGGATATAGTCATACAACTGCAGGATCAAGTGCTTTTTTTGGCTATCAAGCTGGTTACTACAACACAGGCGATCAAAACTTGTTTTTAGGTAATGGTGCTGGTTATGGTTCTTCTGGAAGTTCAACAGGAAACTATAACACTTGCGTTGGACCATACACAGGTTATAGCTTGACAACAGGTGCATACAACACATTTGTTGGTGCAAGGGCATCTACAAATCAAGCTGCGGGTTATTATGTAACCACAGGTTCTTACAACACAATTCTTGGTGGCTACAACGGCAACCAAGGTGGCTTAGACATCCGTACATCTAGTAACAATATTGTATTGAGTGATGGTGATGGTAATCCTAGAGGATATTCAAATGGTAGTGGTGTTTGGAGCATACCCAATTTAGTTCAAGCACAAAGAGCCGCAATAGTTACAATGATTATGAATGCTATTTCTAGCACTGGTGGATGCAGTTCCACTGGCCCAAGTACAAGTTTTAATAGTTCGACTATCAATGGAACATCAAGACAATTATTTGCTAGTTCATCAACTGGAACACCAACAAACTATATAAGTATTACAGATTCTTTAGGTTTATTTCCTATAATTGCTGTTAATTGTAGCAATGTTGTTACTGTATATTTTAGTTCGTCAATTCCATCATACTATGGTAGAGTTTATGTAAGAAGCGATTACGACATCACAAATCTTAACTAATACTTTTGGAGAAAAAAATGGCTTTAGAAATAGCAGTTTCAATAGCAGATCAACATGATGCTGGATTTGCATCACTTGGTATTGATTTACCATCCGCTTATATTAAAGTTGTAGCAATAATTTGGCATTATCAACCAGAAAAAGATGCTAATGGTAATACCACAAAAGGTGAAATTACTTTTACAACTGGAATTTGGGCGAGCAAAGCGGCAAGAGATATGTCTGCATCCCCTCTTGGAACAAAACCTTATGTTTTGCGTAATCCTAATTTTTCAAGTGATTTATTGGCTCAATGCTATGAAGCTATGAAAAATGAAGGAAATTTCTTTATGCTTGATTTAAGTAAAGCAACTAATGTTTAACGGAGATTAAAATGGCACAAGTCAATCAATGGACATGGACAATTACTTCAATGCAACAATGGCCCTCTGGCCCTAATGCAGGATATGTCGTAAACATTAACTGGGAGCTAACAGGTACTGATGGCACTCACACAGCTAGTATTGGTGGCAACACTCAATACCCAGTTACTGATGCCCAAGCAGGGTTTACACCTTACGCACAACTCACTCAAGCCACAGTTATTGGATGGGTTCAAGAGTCTCTGGGCGCACAAGGCATTGCTAATTATGAGGCAAATGTCCAAGGTCAAATCAATAGTCTTGAGAATCCCCCAGTTTCCCCCACAACACAACCTTTGCCTTGGAGTGCTTAATGGAAAACATCACTTTACCCACACAACTGGTGAACGCAATTTTGCAATATTTGGCAACCAGACCCTATCAAGAAGTGGCTGGTTTGATTGCTGAAATTCATAAACAAAGTCAACCAGAAACACCACAATAAAACAAAATGACAATACAAAATATAACATGGGAGCAAATGCTCTTAATAAATGAGCTTAATTTTGCTAAACAACACAATCCAGAATACTATCGCTGGAAACTGACTAACAATTACGAAAGAGCAGTTTTCTTAAAAGGCGATCCTGTATATCCAAGAGAAGCAACACGGTATTTGTGGGCTAACAACAATCTCAAGGGTCGTAAAATACTAGAGATAGGGTGCTCTAGTGGATTCGGTGCTCAGTTTTTGCCTAATGATATTGACTATTTAGGTATTGATTACGATCCTATTATCGTTACGGTGGCTCAAGAGCAAAACTGGGGAGAAAATTACAAATTCTCTTTGGGTGATATTAATGAAATAGAGCTAGCGCAGTTCGACACAATTATCGCTTTTGAAGTGATCGAGCATTTGGATAATGGGCTTGAAGTCGTAGAAAAGCTGAAAAAACATTGCAAAAGGTTATTGATTACAGTTCCATGGAACGAACCCAAAGGATTTTGGGGGGAGCATCACAAATTGCATGGACTTAATGAGTCTTACTTCCCTGATTTTCAAATAGATTACATTGATGAGCATGGAAAAATACACGATAAACCTCAGCCTATTTTTGAACATAATCGTTTTAACCTCATGATTTTGAGGTACGACCGTGGATAAGATTTTATGTTCTATCGGTACCCGTGGTCGGTACGATACGACTTTACCGTTGGCGTTAAGTGCAATTATTAATCAGACTAAAAAAGTAGATAAGCTGGTTATATTTGATGACAATGACGAACCGAGGGACGTAAGAAACGATCTTGTATATTATCATTTTTTTAAAATGATGGATTTGAAGCGAATCGAATGGGAGTGGATTTTCGCTGAGAAAAAAGGTACGCACTATAACCATCAAAAAGCAAATACGATGGGTTACAAATGGGTTTGGCGAATGGACGATGACGCTATCCCAGAGCCGAATGTGCTGGAAGTGTTATATAGTCATGTAAATGATCAAGTCGGTGCGGTAGGAGGTTCTATCCTGACTCCTCCGCTTATGTACGATCAAACAATGTCGTGCGGAAAAATAGAGGAAATTAATAACGAAGCCAATATGCAATGGAGCATTATTCGGCAAAAATTACCTGTAGATCATTTGCATTGTTCTTTTTTATACCGAGCTGGAGTCTATGAATACAATTTAGGGCTTTCTCGTGTAGCGCATCGTGAGGAGACTTTGTTCAGTTACGGATTAAAGCAAAAAGGATATGAGCTTTACGTAGTGCCTAATGCCACAACTTGGCATTTAAAAAATCCGGATGGGGGTATCAGGTCAGAGACTAATCAGGAGCTATATGCGAAAGATGAGTTTATTTTTAATAATTTTATGGAGTACCGTGATCGTACAATTGTGGTGCTTAATTCAGGTTTGGGCGATCATTTGGTGTTTAGTAAAGTATTGCCTGAAATTAAAAACCCTCTTTTGTTCACTTGTTATCCCGAAGTCGTAGAAGGTATGTCAATTGCTGATGCAAATTATTTGTTCGGCAATTTAGATCAATGGAATATTTATAAAAAAATGGATCAATGGGGCTGGACTGGGACTCTGGAGGAAGCGTATAGGAAAATGTACCTATGATTATTATTTCTCCTTATTCCAAAAAATTAATGAATGGAAGGGAAAACCCTAAAAACTATCCATATTGGAGTGAATTAATTCGATTGATAGACGAGCCTATTATTCAAATCGGTGTGGAAGGAGAGGCTAGGTTAGTAAGGGACTTTCGCACAAATTTGCCTTTAAATGAGCTAAGAGAGCTTTTAAAACAATGCCGTACTTGGATAGGGGTAGATTCTTTTTTTCAACATCTGGCTTGGTTGGAGGGCAAAAAGGGCATCGTTTTGTGGTCAGTTTCAGACCCTTTGATTTTTGGTCATACTGAGAATGTAAACCTATTAAAAAGCCGGTCTTATTTGTCAGAAAAGCAGTTTTTGTGGTGGGAGGATCAAAAGTACGAAAAAGACGCTTTTATCGACCCTCATATAGTCGTGGATAATTTAAAAATGCTCTAAAATCTAGTGACTTTAGGGGGCTTAGATGAGCGATACGGAAAAAGACTTAGCGGTTCATGTAGCGGTTTGTGATCAAAGATACCAACAAATCGCACAGTCTTTGAAAGAAGGCGAAAAACGCATGACAAAAATTGAATATTTGCTATATGGGGTCATGTTGCTCGTTTTTTTAGGTCCGAGTGAAGTGGCTAATCAGTTCTTTCATAAGTTTTTAGGGTTGTAAAAATTGACCCATTTACTCTCGTTGCGGTTGCTTCAAGTGCGTATTCCTTTATTAAGGAATCGTGCGAAATGTACAAAGAAGGCCGGCAACTTGTACAAGAAATAAATAAAGAGATCGAGGGGGTAGTTAAGGATTACCACGAAGCTGAGAAGAAAGCTAAAGGATTTATAGGCTTTCTGGTTAATATATTCGGTAGTAAGCCCAAAATAGAGCCAAAAATTGCAGAAAAAGCGCAAAAAACGCCTGCAAAAGCAGTTAAAACTAAAAATAAAGCACCTGCATTTGATGAAAATTTGATTTTTCAGCAGGTTTCGGACTCTCTGATTAAGTTTTTTCAAGCGTATAACGGACTTAAAAACTACATAAAAGAGCAGGAGGAGCTAGCACTTCACTCTACGTCTGAGGAAGGCAACGAGATAGCAATTAAGCTAGTGATTGCTAACCTACAAATGGAAAAATTGAATACTGAGTTATCGGATTACATGGTCTACCATGTTCCAGCCGAACTCAAAGACTTGTATACTCGGGTAAACCAGAAAATCGGTCAAATTGCTAATATTCAAGCAATGGCGAGACGAGAGGAGATGTTAAAGGAACGGCGGGCAAGATGGCAACGTCAGGAAAAAATAAGCCTAATTCAAAATCGAGCGGTGGCTATTCTAATTACAGTAGCAATAGTGAGTTACGCGTGGATTCTGATTCTGACAATGACTCATTCGCCATCATATTGATTGTTATCTTGCTGGTAGTGATTTTGTTTTTTTTGCCGTTATTAATGTGGATGTATGTCGATGTGCGTCAGATGGAAATCAGGGTCAATAAAGCGTTAACAAGGATCGAGGGAAAATGAAATTATTCAGTTGTACTTTGTTAGTTGTTCTACCTTTTTTGTGTTCGTGCCATGATTCGTATCGTTATACATGCCAAGACCCTGCGCATTTTAATGATGCAGAATGTCAAAAGCCTTTATGTGAGTTCAATCAAACTTGCCCCGAGTATTTAGTTGCACCTGTATTGGAGAAAAAAATTGAAGGAATTACTCCTAGCGTTTCTCAACAGCCCCAAGGATCGGTTAACTGCCGATGAAATTGAGGTAAGAATCAGAGCTTTCGTTGTCATTATGGTGACGTTGATTCTGTTTTTTATTGTGGTTACGTTGATTTATAGCATCATGTTCGTGACTCAGCCACTTAAACAAATGGCTCCAATAGATCAGGCTTTTAGTAAGATGCTCAATGATATTGTTTTGCTGATTGTCGGTGGTATTGGTGGAATATTGACTAAAGGCGTGGCTAATGAAGCTACGACTATGATGAATGCGGCAAAAGCCAATACTGCGGCTTATGTTGCTCCTCCTCCTCCTCCACCTGCTCCAATTATCATGACGGCTCCGGCTGGCAATTGGAATCCTCCTCCTCCTCCAACAAGACCGCCTACATTAGAGAGTGACGAAGAAAGAATGAGAACGGCACAAGCTAGAGAAAGCACTAGAAATGTTTAGCTGGCTGGCTTGGTTTTTTGACGATTTGTTTTACTGGCTTGCAGTTATTGCGGTAGTAGCTGGAGCAGTTGCTTACGTATTGAGTTTATTGGTGGGATTTATTCCTACATTAAAACCTCACGCCTTCATAATGAAGATCGTAGGATTGTGTTTAGTTTTTTTAGGGGGTTACTATGTTGCAGATCATAACGGCTATCAAAGACGGGTTGCAGAAGATAAAGTCGAAATTGACAGACTTAATGGAGAAGCTAGGGAAAAAGAAGCAGAGCTAAATAAGAAGATTGCACAGACAGGTGCGGCTTTAAGAAAGGCAAAAAATGATATTAAAGAAAATCAATCTAGCATTGATGCTCGTATTGATGCTGGAGAGTTGCGCCTCCCAACCTCCTGTGGTGTACAAGCCGGTGCAAATGCCTCCACTCAGTCCGGAAATTCAACCGATGGTGGACGATCTGAGCGAGAGACTCTTAAAAGTATTAATGCCATCGTTGCAGACGGCAAACTCGCCATCAAACTCCTCAATGCCTGCATCATTGAGTACAACGACGCAAGAGAAAAAGTAAACGGGGGGGTGCAATGAACGACAAAATAGTGGTCGCTCTTATGGGAGCAATAACGCTTTTTCTTCTTTTTATGCTGGTTCTATTATGGTAACGGCTGATCAACTTCATCAGTTAGGTATCGATCCTGTATGGGTTGACCCTTTGAATGATACGTTTCAAAGATTTGAAATCGTAACAAAGGAGGAGCAAGCCTGTTTTATTGGTCAGTTTTCTTATGAGTCAAATCATTTTAGGGATTTAAGCGAAAACCTAAATTATCGACCAGAGACTCTTATGCAGTTATGGCCAAAAAGATTTCCGAGCCATGATGAAGCGATGAAATATGCGCATCAACCTGAAAAAATAGCTAATCACATTTACGCTAATCGTATGGGTAATAGGGACGAGGCGTCTGGGGATGGATGGAGGTTTAGAGGTTCTGCGATATGTCAGCTAACTGGACATGACAATTTTTATCATGCTGGTCAGGCTTTAGGAGTAGATTTAGTTAGAAATCCTGATTTAGCTAGAACGCCTAAATATGCGGCTCCAATTGGCGGTTGGTATTGGCGAACTCATGGGTGTAACCACTTGGCAGATGCTAAAGACTATAACAAACTTACTTTTGTAATTAATGGTGGATTATTTGGTGCAGAGCAACGAATTAACGTGATGCACCAATGCGAAAGAATATGTGGGGCTTAATCTTGAAAAAATTCAATAATTAAAATAGTTAGGATTGCTGAGAATATAAAAAATAAACTAGCAATACCTAACGCAAAAGCCCATATAAAAATATTAGCCCAATCCATATATTAATTTTATTAATAATTGTTCATGAGAAAGTCGTAAATGTTTTTTTATTAAAAGCATTTCGTCTTGCAATATCAAATATTCAAAAATATATTCAAAAAATTTTTCATAATGTCCTTCTTCTGCAAAGTTAATCGCTAGAAATATTTGCAAAGACATTCGGTAACGTAATGCTAAATAGTCGGTTAAAGGTGTTAAGTTCATTTTGTCCTCATACAAACCAAAGATAAAAACCGTGCAAAATTCCTATGGGAAAGAAAATTGCACCTGCTATGAGAAAACCCCAAGCGGCATGACCAAAACAAAAAATGATATGAGTTAGCCAAGCGCAAACGGTAGCAAAAATAATAATTTCACTCATCTTCATCTTCTTCCTCCTGATTGTCTTCTTCGCTTGGCTCACAATCTGGGCAACCAATATGGTCAGGGTCTCGACAATCAGGATGCGCCCAATAACGTCTCTGCATTTCTTTTTTGTGCTTTTCTTCTAAATATATGTCGTAAGCGTCTGGGTCGTCTCTAATAAGTTCAGTAAGGGATATCATCGTTTGTGTCTCCTTGGGTTTCTGGTTTATCTTTTTCAAATGGTACGTTGAGATATGCCCAACCATTCCAATGCTCATCTCCGATGGGGGTAGAGTTGAGCTTTAGCATAAGTTGATCTTGTTTTACTTGAAAAATATTCCCAATGGTTTGGTATTTTCTTTTTTCGACTCCATCTTTATTTAAGAATCGTCCGGTAACTACTACTACGTCATAGATTTTTTTAGACATTGATTTTTCCTAATTGGTTAATTTTCTCGCCAAGTTCTTGAAGAAAAAGGCTAACTTCGGATTCGATGGTTTTTATAAAGTCATCATCTCTGGCAATGGTTTTGGTGAACAGTTGTAAATGTTCAGGTAAACGATTGTCAAAAGATACGAATTCGCAGTAGGTTCGACCTGTGCAGGCCATTTGCCATTGCATTTGGGTAATGTAGTCGGAATTGACTTTTTTAGTTAAAAGCGTGTCTAGGTGGGTTGCGGTATTGGGGCATTTAATTTCAATCAAACCGTTATCTTTGATTAATCCGTCTGGGCTTGCACCTGCCATTGGGATATAGGGATGATCCATAAATGCTATTTGTTCTACCTCTATATTGTTTTTAAGTTCCCAAGCTACTCTAGCTAATGGTTCGGTTTCAGTACCGTGTCGCATAGCGTCATTGCTAAAACCTTGAGTCGGTTGACCTGTTAAACGCTCACAGAGAAGTTGTGCCATATAGTTGGCTCTACCTGCTCCATAACCTGTTTTAGTTTTTGCAATAACGTCTTTAACACGGCTGGCGGTTACTTTGCCGAGTCTGATTTGATGCCATTCTGGTGTGCCTTGTTCCATGATATTCCTTTAAAGTTTTAAAGCTGGCTTTTTAGTTTCACGGTACTCAAATAAGTCTGCATGTTCGGGGTGCATAAGACCGAAAAGTCGGCACAAGTATGGTGCGTGATTGTTGTTGAGTTTCCAAGTTTCAGATTTTTCGCTAAGGTTTGAGTGATGCCTTAAAACCTCTAGGATGGTGCGTCCTGAGTAATGTTTAAATCCTTTATTGATAACTTTAAAAGTTTCAAAGTTAAAAGCATTAACAATGTGAGGATTTTCAGGTAACCAATTTAAAAATTCTTCTGAAAAATGATCGCTATTGTCTTCAGCTAATTGTAGTAAATCGTAAAGTCTCATTTTTTCTCCAATTTTTGTTTAGCTTTTTTGATTGCTTTTTGCTCCAGTTCCTCGACTTGGAGTTGTTCGTAAATGCCGATGAGATCGCCAATCCATTTAGAAAGTAAAAGCATTTTTATTTCAATGTTAGCGTTATAGAATTCGCTGGATTGGTAGGCGTAACCTGTGAGTTGAGGTAGGTTTGCTACTAGCTTTATAGTTTTCATTTGAGTTTTGCTTTCATAACGTCTTTAGATTTAATGAGGACTTTTTGAGCGTTTTGATCATTTCCGACTGTTTTGTAGACAGTTCCAAAGACTTTTGCTAGCTGGTCTAAGCTGGTGCAAGCATTAATTTGGTTTAGACCGTCTATTACGTTTTGATTCATAGTCACGTCTGCTAAAGTGTTTTCTGAATCGTTGTCACCTTCTGTGGGTATGGCAAAGGTTTGTAGAAGTGCATATTTGTGTGCGGCTGACATTGCTTTGTTGGTTGCTTTGTCGCCTGAGTCCATAGCTTCGCCAAAAGTAATAACTGTATGAATTGATGAATCGTGTGCAGAAATAAAGTCAAAGGCGGCTTTAACTGTAATGAAGTAAAGATTACCTCCGCTAGAGGATTTGCGTTCTACGATATCTCTGCGGAGCATTCTGGGCATGATGCAAAGGCCGTGTTCTGCCATAAGGCTAGAAATAGCGTTATAAATGTCGTCTATACCTCGGAATTTATAACCTGACCCTTGAGAGTTGGTTCGGTTCTTTTCAATGCCGGTTTTAGCAAGGTCGGCTTGTACTTTATTAATTGCTAGGTAAACAAGTTTAGTTTTAGTTTCCATTTTTTGCCTCAAGGTAAATGATTTCGGTTTCAAGGGTTTTAATTCGTTGGCATAGTTCAAAGACGGTATGTTTTAACATTCCGATTTGAAAAGCCATGCGGTCTGCTGGTTCTGCGTTTTTGTACAACTCGGCAATTGCATCATCTTGCATGCAGAGGATTTGATTTGCATCCATTAGGGTCTCCAGATAAAGAGGTCACAGGCTACTACGATGATGGCAACTAGGAATACGACTCGGTAAACCTTTTGCAGTAGTGTGATTTTTTGGGGGTAAATTTCGATTGAAGCGCCGTATTCCATAGTTTTAGGAAAGGCTTCGTTGATGGTTCTGTGATAGCGGATCATTTCAATTCCTTTTTAAAATAAAAAAGCCAACCTTTTACAGTTGGCTATGCTTATTAACTATTTAACCATTCTTCGTATGTTTTTAAAGGTGCTCCGTTATTTGTAATATCTCCACCTTTACCATTATCGGCACAAGCTAGATATATTTGGTACTCTTGATCATTTGTGCCTCTGGCTTGTGTTTGCCAATTTGCTTGGGGTAATAATTCATTTTTCATTTAAGTTCCTTTTTAAAAGTACCTCAAGAAGTTTGAGGGCTGAATGCAGTATAACGTAACTTATAAACCACAGTAAAGAGTTATTTTATAAGTTGACTAATCAGTAGGGTTATAAGTTCAGTTATAATTAAAAGATGGATTTAAAGACTTTAATCAAACTTGCTGGTAATCAGTATAAGTTAGCCGAATTGCTAGGAATAAGCCAGCCTGCGGTTGCTCAATGGAAAGAAATTCCACAGGCAAGAATTTGGCAATTGAAGGTTTTGAAGCCCGAATGGTTTACAACGCAAAATCAAGATAGAATAAGTTGAAACGAGGCTAGGTGGGGGGTAGCTATCCCACCGAAAAGAGTTACACCTTCTCCTGCCGAAGTTTCTCACAAAGGTGTGTTTAAAAAGGAAAAAAACACATGCGGATTAAAAATTGGTCTAAATTTCAACACTTTAAGGATCGTAAACCGCCTTGGGTCAAACTTTATCGTGATTTATTAGACGATATTGAATGGCACGAGCTGGACTCAAAAGCGGCAAAAGTGTTAACAATGCTCTGGCTAATAGCGTCTGAAAATGATGGAGAGATACCATCTACAAAAATATTAAGTTTTCGATTGAGAATGTCCGAAAAGGATACTAAAGATTGCATTAACAAATTGTCTCATTGGATCGAAGATGATTGTATCGACTTGATATCAAACGTATATCAAGATGATCGTCTAGAGACAGAGAGAGAGACAGAGAAAGAGAAAGAGACAAAGAAAGAAAAAGCAACTATCGTTGCTCGTCCTCACACAGTCACGGAGCAAGTCTGGGATGATTGGATGAAAATAAGAAAAGCTAAAAAGTTACCGATGACTGAGACAGCTTGGAAACAAACTTGCATTGAGTTTATGAAGGCTAATATTTCGGATCAAACTGGTGTGGAATATTGTTGTCTTAGTAATTGGGCGGCATTCAAGCATAGCTGGTATTTAAAAGCAATGAATGATGGTAATCAAATGTCTAAGACTGGGCAAATGAATCAATCGGTTTTATCTGGATTAACCAGAGGTTTAGTGGGGGGTTTAAATGTCAAACTACTCGGAAGCTGATTTTTGTACGAAAGACGAAGGGTTAGATTACATTTTTGCAAACATGGGTGCTATCTATGGAGCTACATTCAACCGTCATTTCGAGGGCATGGGCACGGAATTAATACGGGGAGTATGGAAGGGACAAGTCGGTAACTTTTTGACTTACAAGCCGTCTCTGGACTATGCACTCACTCGTTTAAGTGGTGATTTTGTGCCAAGTGCAATAAAGTTTCGGGATTTTTGCAATGCAGGTCCAGAAATTCCTAAAAAACCCGTTTTAATGATTGAGAAGAAGCTAACTCTGCATGAAAAGATGGAATTAGATAGGGTAAAGGCTGAAAGTTTAGCCAAACTTAAATTATTAAAAGATGAATACAAAAGAGGTAAAGAATGAATGATCAAGAAATTATGGACATGGCTAAGCAAGCACATATTGGTAGCAAGACATGGGTTGATATTTACAGCGACCAAATTACTGTTGGTGAAGTGCGTAATTTTATTAAAGAATTTGCCAAACTGGTAGCAGAAAAAGAACGTGAGGATTGTGCAAAGATTGCAGACGAATGGGTGCTTGCTTATCCACACCCATCAAAAGTTATTGCTGAAACAATCCGAGCAAGGGGACAAGAATGATTCAACCTTCATTACACATTGATATCGTGATGGACATTGAAACGGTTTATGCAATTTCTGTTGTCATTGTTGCAGTTGTTATTGCATGGGCTTGGAATATAAGGAACAAGAATGACTAAAGATGAAGCAAACAAAATTCTCGATCAAGTTCGTTTTGGTGGTTTTGTGCCTGATTACATTGTCGCAATGGCTTTAATCGTAACCGGTGATTTACAAGGAAATTATGAAATTCGCACGAATTGACGCTAATCATGAACAGGTGGTTTCGGTATTAAGAGCTTATGGAGCTAGTGTTCAATCATTAGCTGGTGTAGGTCATGGTGTGCCTGATTTGTTGGTAGGGTATCAGGGTTATACGATTTTGATGGAGGTCAAGGACGGAAATAAACCGCCTTCGGCTAGAAGATTAACCGAGGATCAAATGGATTGGCATGCAAGCTGGAAAGGTGGACCACTTGCAATTGTCGATAGTCCAGATTCTGCAATAAGGATGCTAAAAATATGCACAGCGAATTCCAATTAATCTCTGCAAATCAGGGTTATGAGGTAATTAAAACAGTTTGGAGTACCTTAAAAACGTACCTTGAAGCTGGAAATCAAGCAAAATTGATAATTACCGATGTAGATAAGAATCGAGATCAGGAGCAAAAATATCATGCTTTGATTGGTGAAATAGCCAAACAAGCGGAACATTTGGGCTCAAAATGGTCGGCTGACGATTGGAAAAGACTACTCATTCAGCAATTTATTGAAGATACGACTGGAGCTAAGGATAGGATTATTCCGAGCTTATCTGGTCTAGGAATAGTTCAACTGGGTTTTCAGTCAAGAAAGTTTTCAAAACAACAGGCAAGCGACTTTATTGAGTTTTTATACTCATGGGGCGCACAGAATGGCATAACTTTTAGTTCAGAACATGAGAAAAAAAACTAAACGTACACATTACTTACTGATTAACCCTATTGAGCACGCAATAACGGGTGCGGCAATAACCGAAAAAAGGGTTTTAGATCAAATCAGAATTAGGGAATTGACCTCGATGCAAGCTATGAGGACGGGTCAAGGAACGGTTAACGATTGGCGTTCTATTGTGGATATGATGAATATTGCAGAAACGATGGCGTTATCGGGAATTGGTCCAGAGGTGTTGCCATATGTACAGATTTTGCAAAAAAGTATGTATGAAGCGGCTGATAGATATAAAAAAACCAAAAAAATGGGTTTAAATGGGTCAGGAATCGTAGCTATGCGTGAAGTTTACGAATATCATGATTTACAAAGATCGTCAGTTTCAAGATCGGAATACGAGAAAATGATTAAAAAAACCGCAGATTTGATTCGTTCACAAGCTGAATCGGTAATTGAAGTATGAGATTTCCTAAACATGAGTACGTGCGAAGCAAGAGGCTTTTAGCTAATGCTAGGGCAATTCCGTGCCAGCATTGCGGTAAAGATGACGGAACAATCGTAGCGGCTCACGGTAATTGGCAGGGAGGCAAAGGACGTGGCATAAAATGTGATGATAATTTAATTGCTAGTTTATGCTTTTCTTGCCATACGATGATCGATCAAGGACAATTGGAAAAAGAACAAAAACAAGATTTTTGGTACAGGGCGCATAAAAAGACTGTATTTCAATTAATTTATCATGGGTTATGGCCAGAAGATGTGCCGTTGCCAGATGTGCCAACATTTTTTAAGGGGTGAATGATGCCGATAAGTAAAAAAGCGGACGGATGGTATTGGGGTTCAAAAGGTCCGTTTGATACCAAACAAAAAGCGGTCCAAGTAGGGCAAGCGGCTCATGCGGCTGGTGCTGAATCTATAGAAATTAAAGAAAAAAAAGCAGGTAAATTAACTTTTGCTTTGGATTATCACAATACTTATTCTGCTGATCCTAAGTTTTGGAACGTGTTCATCGAGCTAGTTAGACTTAGAAAAGACAAACTTTACTGCGTAACGCATCACACAGGTGAGAAGCAAAATCAGGATTTGTTAGATTCTATCGGGAAAGTGATCGGGAAGGAAAACGTCATTTTTACGATGGGCAAGGCAAAAATGGATTTCGTAAAGAAATTAGGCATTAACATTGATATCTGGATCGACAACAACCCAATACATATTATCGAAGACCCTACAACATGAAATTAAAACTACAATACAAAAAAACTTCTGAGTTAATGTTTTTTGCTAATAACAGCAGACTTCACGACAAAGAGCAAATAAAACAAATAGCGGATAGTATTAAAGAATTCGGGTTTAACAATCCGGTGTTGCTGGATGGTGTTAACGGTATTATTGCTGGTCATGGGCGGGTGATGGCGGCTCAGTTTTTGGGACTTGCAGAGGTTCCAACCATTGAGTTGTCTCACCTGAACGATGAGCAAAAGTCAGCTTACGTTATTGCTGACAATAAAATCGCTATAAATGCTAAGTGGGATAACGAAATTCTGGCTTTGGAATTGAAAAAGTTAGAGGAAAGCGGTTTTAATGTTTCGTTGACTGGTTTCGGACAGGATGAAATTACAGATTTATTGGATTTGATGGACGATTCAAAATCCAAGGAAATGCTGGAATATACAAAAAAGATCGACACGCCTATATACGAACCAAAGGGCGAAAAGCCAGATTTGTCGATGCTGGTCGATAGACGTAAATCGGATGAATTGATAGAAAAAATCAATAATTCTAAAGTTACGGATGAAGAAAAAGAGTTTTTAAGAATAGCGGCTCAGCGGCATTTAGTATTTGATTATCAAGAAATAGCTGAATATTACGCTCATGCTGGTAAAGGAATGCAGGAATTAATGGAAAATTCTGCACTCGTAATCATTGACTTCCAAAAAGCAATTGAGCAGGGTTATGTCGTAATGTCGCAAAAGATTGACGATATTTACGCTGATTCATACATGGATATTGATAGCGATGAAGAATAAGGACTTTTGCGCCTTTATTCTGAGCAATGCAAGAGCGAATAAGGTTTACACGTACGAAACGCTGAGAAAATGCGGCTATACAGGTCCAATTGTGATCGTTATCGACAGTCTAGACAAAAAAGCTAATGAATACAAAAAGCTATACAGGGATCAGGTTTACGTATTTGATAAGGTGAAAGCTGGTCAGATAACGGATAGCGGTGATAACTTCGGTACTTTGCGTGGCGTTGTTTATGCTCGTAATATGAATAATGAAATCGCTAAGGAATTGGGCTATAAATATTACATTCAGCTCGATGACGACTATACGGACTTTAGGCATAAACGTAACAACTATGGAACGTATTCGGATAAAAGAATCAAAGACTTAGACGGGGTTTGGGATGCGATGCTTGATTATTTCAAGGATACGCCAATAACTTCGTTAGCTATGGCTCAGGGCGGTGACTTTATCGGTGGAAAAGATAGCGGTACTATCGAAAAGCCAAAGCGTAAGGTGATGAATAGCTTCATTTTTAGCGTTGATAGACCGTACGAATTCTTTGGAAGAATAAACGAAGACGTAAATATGTACGTTTACCTCGGATCACAAGGAAAACTGTTCGTAACTGTGACAATCGTATCGCTTCAGCAAAAGCAAACGCAAAAGAATAGCGGAGGATTGACGGAGCTTTATTTGGACTCTGGTACGTACGTTAAGTCGTTTTACTCAATTCTTTATATGCCGTCGTCTGTAAAGATAGCAGTAATGCACAGTAAAAACCCTCGTATACATCATTCAGTACGATGGAAAAACACAGTGCCTCAGATAGTTGAAGAACGATTCAAGAAATATTAATGCCATCAGTTCCTAAATATTCTTTATGCGGTGAATTGGGTTGCAAGAATCCAAAGTCAGAATTCAATCGGTTTTGCATGGTCCATGGCGGAAAAAATACACCAAGATATAACCCGAAGATTAATCAAGACCGAAAAGAATTCAATGACATGTACCAAACAAAACAATGGAAAAAGCTAAGGCAAATCCAGCTTAGTCTCTATCCTATGTGTGCCGGTTGTCTTATGGAGGGACGGTACATTTCTGCTAATACAGTCGATCATCTATTTCCATGGTCACAGATAGGGGTAACTGCATTTACTTACAATCAGTTTCAATCGCTGTGTTCAACGCATCATGCTGAGAAGACACAACTAGAGCAGAGAGGGATATATAGACGATATGGCTCACCGGTCATAGACTACTCTAAAGACGATTACGGGGCGGTTATGAGCATGGGTGGCTCCGGTCGGTAATGCGAGCAAGAAACTAAAAAAACAGCCCATCCGAAAAAAG